TTCCCTCACCAATCTGCCGGACGTGACCCCACTCTCCTACCTACGGCTGTCCAGAAAAGGCTTCGATTTTCCAACCCGGAACGCAATGCTCAAATGTTTGCCAAGAAATCGGACTTGGGACCTGCTTTATTCGTCCGCTTTGCCAATCGTTTCAACCTGCCTGAACAACACTCCTTCGATCCGATCTTGTTTGCTCGTTGCGTTAGCGAGACAGTCGCTCGTAAGTTGGAGAAGCCAATTGCCACGATTTGGAACAACATCGACAGATCAGATCCGGATTGGGCGCTCAACTACATGGACTGCTTCGTCAAATCGCAACACAAGGCCAAGGCTGAAACTCTCGCATGGGCCGTTCGCTGGCATGACTACTCTGAACCAAGGCTTCCACAGGCTTCTGTTGCTAAAGCTGGCCAGACTCTTGTGACCAGCCCTGATTTCAACGTTTTCGAACTTGGCCCAGTCGCCCGTTACATGCGTGAGGTTTTAAAAGCTACTCTCCCCGACAACGTCTATCTCCACGGCGGGAAAACTATCTCTCAAATGTCCGACTGGAGCAAGACCCACGCAACCGGCAAGAGTACTTTTTCTTGTGATTTCACGGCGTACGACCAATCTTGCACTGAGGAAACCTTGTCCTTTGAGTTGGCCTTCATGGAGTACTGTGGCATTCCGGTTTCTCTGGTTGAACTTTACAGGTGGATTAAGCTTTCGATGCGGACGCAATTTGGTTTCTCGGCCATCATGAGATTCACAGGCGAATTCGGGACCTATGATTTCAACACTTTCTGGAACATGGCTTATATGGAAACTCGGTACCATATTCCTCGGACTCTTGCTTGTGCTTTCTCTGGCGACGATTCTTTGTTCTTTGGGCCACTTACGGATCACCCTTCTTGGCAGCGCTTGAGTCACCATTTTTCGCTTGTTGGCAAGACCTTCTATTCAGACATCCCGGAATTTTGTGGATGGCTTATGTACCCTTGTGGAGTTGTACGCCATCCAATCCTTCTGGCTTTGAAGATCGTTTACCGCCAAGCTCGTGGCGACCTCTACCAAGTGTTGGACAACTATTTTCTGGAAGCTCAATTTGCGTATGACTGTGGTGATGCTCTTTACCAGTACCTTCCGCCACTTGCTCAGGAGGCTCAACAATGGACCATTGACTTTTGCTTCCGCCACTCCGCTCTGGTGCCTCATCTCAAGACCATCAACATCGCCGCCTACTCGCATGTCCCTCTCCTGCTTTTACCATCCCGGTTAATGAAACAGTTTTTCTCGTCGGCTTTCATGGGCTGACTCCTACAAGCCT